ATTATGCTGTTCTTCTGTTACACTTCAACGACAAAAACGCACAACGAGAAACCTATCCTCAATGACAATGAAACTTTCTGAATCAACCGTTAATCTTCTCAAGAACTTTAGTTCTATCAATCAATCTATCCTGTTCAAGGAAGGAACTAAACTTCGTACTATTTCAGTGATGAAGAACATTCTGGTTGAAGCAAATGTAGCTGAGGAGTTCCCACGGGACTTTGGTATCTACGATCTCAATCAGTTCCTCAATGGTTTGTCTCTTCACGCTAACGCTGAACTGAACTTTGATAATCAGGAATATGTCCTGATCAAAGAAGGTCGTATGAGGAGTAAGTACTTTTTCGCTGATCCTTCTGTGATTGTTGCTCCTCCTGAGAAAGAGATCACTCTTCCTTCTGAAGATGTATCCTTTGAACTCACATCACAACAACTGGAGAAACTGAAGAAAGCTTCTTCTGTTTATCAACTCCCTGATGTATCTGTAATTGGTGAGGCTGGTGTAATCAAACTGGTTGCACGAGATAAGAAAAATGACACATCAAACAACTTTGAGATTGTTGTTGGTGAGACTGAAGATGAGTTTACATTCAACTTCAAAGAAGAGAACCTTAAGATTGTTCCTGGCAACTATGATGTTACAGTATCTTCCAAACTCCTCTCCAAGTTCACCAATCAGAACATCGACGTAGTATACTACATTGCATTGGAACCCGATTCGACCTTTGGCTGATGAACATCTTTGTTACTGACCCTGACCCTATCAAGTCTGCTCAAGTTCTTCCTGACAAACATATTGTCAAGATGCCACTTGAGACTTGTCAGATGTTGGCTATTGTCTGTTCTGACAAATGGGGTCATGGGTTTGGTCAACTCCATCGTCAAGATGGTCAACCATACAAGACAGAGAAAGGTGCATTCCGTAATCATCCCTGTACTGTATGGGCTAACTCTTTTGTGGTGAACTGGCAGTGGCTCCTTCATCACGGTATTGCTCTCTGTGATGAGTACAAGAACCGTTATGGTAAGGAACACACTTGTCTTCAACCATTACAAGAAGCTCGTACCATACTCCCTACTGGAGACCCTACAGGACGGTCTGGTAAAGACACCACACCGTTCGTTAGAGCTATGCCTGATGAGTTCAAACTAGATACTAGTATCTCAACCTTTGATGCATACAAGATGTACATTGCATCTAAACCGTGGGTATCTAACAACTACCTTCGTATTCCTGATCGTAAACCTGAATGGGTATGAATGAAATCTTAAAAGGAAAAGTAAAAACACTTTTCGAAACAAACAATCCTGAAGAAGTAATGATTCGTTATGAGGATTGTGTAACTGCTGGAAATGGACAGATGGTTGAATACCCAAAGGGAAAGGGTACAGTCTGTTGTTTGATGACAGCAATGTTGTTTGAGTATCTTGAAAGTAACTCAATCAGAACACACTTTATTGATTGTCCTTCATTGGATACTATGAGGTGTAAGAAACTAAAGATCGCTCCTGTGGAAGTTATCTGTAGGAACATCGCAGCTGGTTCTATTGTAAAAACTACAAACATCACTGAAGGTTTCCTTATTCAACCTCCCATTATTGAGTTCTTTCTCAAGGATGATAGTAAGAATGATCCCTTACTCACACCAGATCGTGTGAAGTTGATGGGTATCGATACAGAACCACTGATTGAAAAGGCTCGCAATGTTAACGATCTGCTACAACCACTCTTCTTATTGTGTGGTATTGATCTAGTTGATTTTAAACTAGAGTTTGGGTATGACGCCCATGGTGATCTCTTCCTGGCTGATGAACTATCGCCAGACAACATGAGGTTATGGAGTAAAGACAGAACAGAACGGTTCGATAAGGACTTGTTCCGTAAGGGAGAAGGTGATATAGTAGAAGCCTACAAGATTATTTTGACAAAACTGAGGCAGTTTGTATGAGTCGTAATGAATTCGTTTGGGTGGAGAAGTATCGCCCCCAGACTATTGATGATTGTATTCTTCCTGATAACATCAAGAAGACCTTTATTGATTTCCTAGATAAAGGTGAGGTTCCAAATCTTTTGTTGTCGGGACCACCTGGATGTGGTAAAACCACTGTAGCTAAAGCACTTTGTAACCAATTAGGAGTAGATGTTTATGTCATCAACGGATCCGATGAAGGGAGATTCCTTGATACTGTCAGAAACAATGCGAAGAATTTCGCTTCGACCGTATCGCTTTCGTCAACTGCTAAACACAAAGTCATCATCATTGACGAAGCAGATAACACAACCCCTGATGTACAACTTGCCTTACGGGCGTTTACTGAGGAGTTTATTGGCAACTGTCGATTCATCTTCACCTGTAACTACAAAAACAAGATCGTTGCTCCCCTCCATTCCCGATGTGCAGTCATCGACTTTGCCATTAGGGGAAAAGAACGACAAGAACTTGCAGGTAAGTTCTTCAAAAGACTCCAACAAATCCTGGATCAAGAATCTGTTGGATATGACGCAAAAGTCCTTGCAGAACTTATCAACAAACACTTTCCAGATTGGAGAAGAGTACTCAACGAAGTTCAAAGGTATTCGGTCGGGGGTAAAATCGACTCAGGAATCCTCGCAAGTTTTTCGGATGTAAAAACTAATGATCTCTTTAAAAAACTTAAGTCCAAAGACTTCTCGGCAGTTAGGAAGTGGGTTGTTGATAATCTTGATAACGATCCCACTGTATTGCTACGTTCTATATACGATGCAATCTACGCCCATCTTGATGGTCCTGGTATCGCTGCCGCTGTACTTATTATTGCGAAGTATCAGTACCAAAGTGGCTTCGTTGCTGATCAAGAAATAAATATGTTAGCTTGTTTAACTGAAATCATGGTGGAGGCTGAATTCAAATGAAGAAACTATTATTAGCTTTAGGTGGAGTCCTTATGATTTCTTCACCAGCAAATGCAATTACCTGGGATGAGTTCTGGGAACCATTCACAGATAATAATACAACTCATGTCCATGTCCGTCACAAGGGACCTCGTTATCACCTCCACCATCGGTACGATCATAGCCATTGTCACAATCACTATGGTCGTGGTTATAGTCACTGTCACTGGCACAATCATGGAAACAAACGTAACCATCATGGTGGCCATGGCCATAGACACGATAGACACTATTATGAAGGACACGGCCGTCAAATTATTATCAGATGACTTGTGAAGTAACTTTGTTCAAGGCTGGAAAAGTCTTTAAAGAAACTGTGATAGCACGGGACTATCAAGATGCTAGGCAAGTTGCCTTAGCAAGAAATCCTGGAGCAACAATTGTTAGTGTAACTGCTGTATTTAAATAATGGAACTTAAAGATTGGTTGAATTCTCTTAACTTTAATAAAGAGAATCTTTTAGATGATGAACCCCATCTTGCGAAAGAGTACCCACCCTACATTATCAATCGTTGCATGTCTGGACACATGGATTCAGTCATGTATGCTCAAGAGATGAACAAGTATCACTTCCTTGATAAAGATTTGCAATATAATTTTTATCTAAATACTCTGAGAAAGAGGAAGAGATTCTCTCCTTGGATTCGGAAGGATAAAGTATCAGATCTTGATTATGTAAAACGTTACTATGGTTATAGTAATGAGAAAGCATCTCAGGTTATGAAGATTTTGACTCCTGAACAAATTGCATACATTAAACAACGACTTGAAACTGGTGGGAGTAAAAAATGAGTCAAACTACTGAACCTCAGGTTCAATGGTCTCAAGATAAAATGATTGAGGTCAGATTGAATGAACCTGATGATTTCCTTAAAGTCCGTGAAACCTTAACTCGTATTGGTGTGGCTTCTCGTAAAGAGAAAAAACTATATCAGTCTTGTCATATCCTTCATAAACAAGGTAAGTATTATATCGTTCACTTCAAAGAACTATTTGCTCTTGATGGTAAGTACGCAAACCTTACCATCAATGATGTACAACGTAGAAACCGTATCACCAAACTCCTCTCTGATTGGGGATTGATTGATGTATGTACAGAGGATGAGATCATTGACATCGCACCACTGAACCAGATTAAGGTTCTTCCATACAAGGAAAAAAGTGAGTGGGTATTGGAACAGAAGTA